CACCTCGCGCTCAAACGTCTGCGCCAGTTCTTTGGTCGAAACAACGCTCATGTTCACCCCATTCTCGCCGCGCCGACAATTGCCACGGGCTGGTTGAAGTAGTTGGCCGAGGCACCCGTGATGCCCGCCGCGATAGAGTTCAGCAACCGCGTCTGGAGCCGGGCCTCAATGAGCGCCGGGTCTTGGGCCTGCGCGGCCACGTCCTGCACGAGCGCCTGCCCCTCGGCCGTGCGAATGTCGGCGACGTTCACGCTGGCGGTCGTCGGCCGCGTCAGCGCCTCCATCCGGCGGGCCTGCTCCTCCGCGACGCGGGCACTCTGGGCCAAGGCGGCGTTGGCCCCGGCGTAGGCGTCTTGGAAGCCTTGCAGGAAGGCGTCGTTCTGGCGGGCGACGAGCGATTGGAACTGCTGGGCGGCGCTGCTGCCCTGCTGCAACTGCTGGGCTTGCTGGCGGTTGGCCTGAACGCGGCCGTCCACGATGCCCTGTTCGAGGCGGCGGGCTTGCTCTAGCTGCCGGATTCGCTCGCTGCTGGCCCGCGCGTCACGGATGTTGCCTTTTCCACGCTGCTCTTCGTTCTTCCGCTTTTCCTCTTCGAGCTTCGCCTCTATCGCCGTGACGTTGAGGGCGGCCTGCTTCTTGCGTTCCTCCAACTTCGCGGCGGCCTCCATCTCGGCCTGCTGCCGGTCGTCGAGCGCGGTCCGCAGGAAGTCCTCGACCCGCTGGGCAGCGGCCAGCCGCTGATTGAACAACTCCTGCTGCTGGTTCACCTCGCGCTGGTACGTCTCGGCGGTCAGAATTCCCGCGCTTGCCTGCTGCTGGGCGCGGGCGACGCCTTGCTCAAGAGCCTGCGCCGCGAGCGCCCCGACGTTGCCGAACTGCGTGGCCTTTTCAATAAGGCCGTCGATGGTCTTGTCTGTGGCTTCAAACGCCTTTGCGAACCCGTCGCCGAAGCCCTGCTCAAGAGCCTGCTCTTGCTCTTCGAGCTTGGCCTGGATCTGGTCGAGTTGGGCCAGCCGGGCCGTCGCGGCGTCGGCGGCCATGACGGCACCGCGCTCGCGGGCATCGGCGATCTCTTCGACGAGTTGCTTCTGCTGCCGCAGGACAAACTCCAGATCGGTCTCGACCTGCTTCGTCTCCCGCTGCGCGGCCACCAGTTGGGCAAGTCGCTGCTCGTCGGCGGCGGCGATGTTCCGCTGCAACTGCTCGATCTTGGTGAACGCATCGACTTGCTTCTGGTACTCGGCGGCGGCCGCTGCGGCGTTTTGCTTGAGCGTGGCTTCGTTGATGATCCGCTTGCCGAACTGCTGTTCAAGTTCGCCGATCGCGTTCTGGTACTTCAGGGCCGCGTCGAATCCGGCCTGGCCGAACCGGGCCGAGTCTTCGATGGCAATGGCGAGTTGAGCCCGCACGGCCTCTACGGCTTTTGTGGCGGCGGCGTTCTCCTGCTCGGTCGCCTTGCGAGACTCCTCGGCGGCCTTCGTGCGAATGTCGGCCTCCTCGCGAAGCGCCTCGATCCGCTTGCCGAAGTCGGTCAGCGCGTTCTTCTGTGCCGCCGTCAACTGCTCCTGCGAGAGGCCAGCGTCCTCGGCGGCAGCCGCCACGTCCTCGAGCGACTTCACGAGAGCCTGCACGGCCTTGGAGCCGTCATTGCCAAACGCAGCCGCCTGCTCCTGGGCCTTGGCGATCTCGCCGGAAAGATTGATGGCTCCGTCGAGCGATTGGTCGAGCTTGCCGATGAACTCCGCAAGGGCTTCATTCGAGGCCAGCCGCTGCGATTCCTGAATGGCGTCGTTGCGTTGCTTGAGTAGTTCGGCGTCGGCTTGGAGCCTCGCCTGCGTCTTCTGGAAGCCGAGGAAGGTCCGGTCGCTCGCCGTATCGTCGAGCGCTCTGATGAGCCGGTTAATGCCGCCAATCGACTCGGCCGTGGAGTTGGCAATGGCTGTGCCGATCCCGGCGAAGTTGGCCGTGATCTGACGGTAGAGCCCCTGCGATGCGACACCCACGCGGTCCATCGCGTCGCCGAAGGAGTCGATGTCGGCCCGCTGCTGTTCCGTGAGGGCACCGCCGAGCCGCTCCAGATCGCTTGCGGCCGTCCCGAGTTGCTTGATGACCGGCAGGAGTTCGGCCCCGCTCTTGCCAAAGAGGGCCATCGCGGTGGCTGTGCGCTGGGCGGGATCTGGCATCTGCGCCAACGCCTGCGCCGCCTGCTGGAAGAGCGTCTCCGGGTTGCCGTCGCGAACGGCGTCGGTACTGATCCGCAGGTTCTTGAACGCCTCAACGGCCGACTTCGTGCCGTCGCGGGCCTCGTTCACCGCACGCAGGAACCTTGTGAACCCGCCGCCCAACTGCTCGACGCTGGTGCCGGTTTGCAGGGCCGCCGCTTCAAGCACTTGGATGAACGAGAAGGAAACGCCGACGCGATCCGCCAACTGCCCCAGCCGCTCGACCTCGCCTTCGAGTTGCACGAGGTTGCGGCCAGCCGCCACGGCCCCGGCACCCAGCGCCGCGAACGCAGCCGCCCCGGCGGTGAACGGATTGACGAGCCCGGCCACGCTCGCCCCGATGCTGGCGAGGCCGTTCTGGAGGCCGCCCGAGAACACCCGAGCGAGCCCTTCGCCAGCCGACGCGAGGCCCGAGAGCCGACCGGCCACATTGCCAATCGGGCCGGGCAGGGCCGACAGGATGCCGCTGAGTTCGTTGAACTTGAGCACGCCCGCGTCGCCTGCCTGCTGCACTGCTTGGCCAGACTTGTTGGCGGCGATGGTGGCCTTCGCAAACAGGTCGGCCTGGCGTTGCAGTTCGCGGTTGAACTCCTGCTTGGTGAGCAGCCCGGCCTGCTCCAGTGCGGCAGCAGCACGCACCTCTTTGTCGAATCGCTCCTGTGCGTTCAGGTTCCGCTGGCGAATGGCTTCTGCCTGCGACTCCAAGGCAGCACGCTCGCGGACGGCCTGCGCTGCGGCCTGCTCTTCGAGCCTGCGGGCCTCGGCGAACGCTTCGGCCTGCTGCTTCTCGGCAGCGGAGACGGCATCGGACCGAGCCTTGGCCGATGCGGCGGCTTGCTTGTCGAGGCCGAGCCGCTCAATGGCAAATGCGTTCAGCGCTTGCTGGTCAATGGCACCGCGTTGCTGGAGATCCACTGCCCTAGCGATTTCGTCGGCAGTAACCCTTGCCTGGTCTCCGTACTGCTTCTGGATGCGAACGCCTTCCGCAAACGCCTCGGCCGACCTCTTGGCTTCTTCAGTCAGTTGGGCAAACGCCGCCGCGTATTCCTGCGGCTTGATTGTGTCCGCCTGCAACTGATCCGCCAGCCGGGCGAACCGCTCGGCAAACTGCTCTTGGGCACGGGCCGCTGCGGCAGAGCTCTCCGTGAACGGGGCGAAGACCTTCGTGGCCCGGTCCACCTGCGCCTGCAAACTGTTCAGCGCACGCTCGGCCTGCGTGAGCGACTTCGGGACGCTCGAGGCGTCCGCCGTCACCTTCATCGCCAGCCCGAGAATGTTTGCCATAAATCACCCGCCGCCGAATAAGTGCTGCAATTGCTTGATCTGATCCACCATCTGCTGCTCGTGCTGCGGAGGCTTCTCGATCGGGTTGAAGTCGCTGGCCTGCGGTGCCTTCCCCTTGGCGGAATAGGGGGCAAGCATCGCGCTTACCTCAAGCCCCGTCTGCCGCCACGGATCTGGCAACGCTTGGAAATACCGCGTGTAAGCCATCCACTCGGCCAACTCCTGCGAGTCCATCCGAGCGGACAACTCCTTCACGGTCATGCCGAGGTGCCCCGCCAACGCGAAGAGAAACCGCCGCGTCGGCGAGACGTTCAGCCTTTTCCCAGTTCTTCTACATCGGCCTCCGTCATGTTGTTGTGCTTCAGAGCGGAGTCGAACAGGCGGCCCATCACCGCGCCGCTCTTGTTGGCCAGCGCCGCGAGCTGCTCACGAGTAAAGAGCAATTCGCCCTTCTCGTTGCACAGGACGCGAGCGAGGTACTCGGTGCGGAAGTTCTCCACGCCCGTCTCGCGCTTGCCGATCCAGAGCCGCTCGTAGGCGTCGCGCTCGCCCACGCTCATCACGCGAACGTAAACGTCTCCGCCCCACTCCTTCACCTTCACCTTCAGAAGGCCCAGGTCGTCCGCTGCCAGGATCTGTTCTGCCGTCAGTGCCATGCGCGTGTTCCTCATTCAGGCGTGATTTTGAACGTCATCGCATAACGCGCGATGTCGTTGACTTTGCCTGAGAGTTGCACCCGCTCGCAGACGGCCTTGGTCGAGAAGGTCAACCCGCCACCAGCGATGGCGAGCGTGGCCTTCCTGCCGTAGTCGTTTGGGGAGAGCTTGTCGTCGCTCAGGCACGAAATATCTATAGTGCCTGCGTCAAACGTCCACGTGCTGGCCCGCGCGAGCGGCAGGCCGCTGCCGCCCGCGTTGACCTTGATTTCGACGACCTCGCCGAACGGCTGGCCGTTCCACGAAGCCGTGACGCCCGTGCATACGTTTGCCATGACGGGCCTCCGTCACGGACTAGCGGGCAACCCGGAACGTGACCTGACCACGGACGGCATCATTCGTCGCAAGCGTCAGCGTCGAGGACGACACCGTGGCCGCC